TCAATTTACCTACAATCCTATTGCACAACCAACGATGGATTGGGATCCATCTTCTCAAGTTATTCGTACAGGAACTGTAACTCTTTCTGCTGGACTTCTCTCTGGTGATGCTGATGGAGATGGTATCAACGATGCAACTGGTCAACCAGTAACGCCACCTGCACCATCAACACCAACAGTAGTATCTTCTGCTGCTGGTTCTGATATTGTTACTACATCAACCAGCAATGGAACCAGAACAGTAACTAATAATCCTCATCGTCATGTGATGGGTGTAGATGCTAACGGTAATCAAACTGAAACTCACTATACTGATACGGAAGTTATTACTATTCCTACTGTTACAACCACCACTACAACAACTCCAACGACAGTTGATACTTATAGTGATGGAAGCACTGTAACAACCAACGGAACTTCAACTACAACTACATCAACCGCAGATGCAGGTTCAGGAACTTCTGTAGTCACGCAGGCAACTATTCCTGATTGGGTGAAGACAAGAACTTATGACGTTCAAAGAACCGCATATGTTCCTTCTGGTGCTGCTCCTACGGTAACCCAAACACACAGATTTAATGCAACCGAGAATGGTGCTAAGCAAACTGTAAATCATCATTTAACTACAGGAGTTACAACACCAACAGTTAGAACTGTAACTACCACTGCTGTATATACAAAGGTCTATACTAACGGTGCTCCTACCCAAGTAACTACTGGTAATCCAGTTATTACATACGAAACCAGCACTTCATATGCAGAGTATTATGCTTCTAAGGATTACTTCGGTCGCATTGATCAATTAGAAGTAATGGACAAAGTAAGTGATGGTGTCGGTGGTCTTCTCAATCACGAACCATCACAAACCAAAGAGAAGTTTAGAGTATTTGATAACAATAGATTTGTTCAATCGTATAATGCTGATGGATATACTGCAGATGCTAAGATCTTTGGTGGTGGATTTGAATTAGATCTATCAAAGGGATGGACGGTTGGAGCTCAGTATAATCAAGTCAACATAAACCTTGATGGCGTTGATTCAAAGACACGTCAGAAGAAAGATCACGTTGGTATTTTTAACACATTTCATGGCAATACTTTGACACTCAATACCAATGCTGCTATTGCAATGAACAAGTACAACTACAACAGAACAGTTGAAGGTGTGTTTGATAATGCTGGTGAAACACAGGGGCAAGAGTGGTGGGTATCAAATAGATTATATCTTCATGCTACTAAGTGGTTGAAACCATTCGTAGGGCACACTGTAAAGAATGTCCAGAGAGATGCTTATGTTGAAACTGGTGACATCAGATCAGCACGAGCAGTTGAAGAAGTCAATCAGACAACTCACGTTGGCGAAGCTGGTCTTAAAGTAGAGACACGTTTCGGTGGCAAGAAAAAGAATTTATTTGGTGTAAGTGTTGAAGGTGCATATGGCACTGACAATTCATATGGTGCAAGTGCTTCTGTTGATTATAATGAATTTTTATTTGTTGAAGGATCTTATGGTGTATCTGATGGTGTAACAACTAATTCTATTGCAGGAAAAGTTAAGTTCAGATTCTAATAAACCTAAATAAGAAAGGTCAATCTACCCACGTAGACCAATGGAAAACAAGAAAGAAAAATGCATGGGACAGATTATTCGTATTTCGATTTTGAGTTGGTCTGCTGCTCTCCTAACCGCTAGCTATGCAGGTATGTTATCCAAGATGGATCCTACCTTTATTGCTACTGTCTTCACAGCATCTGCTGCCACTTTTGGTATTAACACGATGAAGAAAGGTGGTGAGGATGATGAGAAGAAAGAAGAGCCACGCAGAGAAGAGTTTGTAGAAGCTCCCCCAGAACCACCTGCTCCAGAAGCAGCGTCGGCATCTCTTGAAGAAAGAGTTGAAGTATTAGAAGGACAAGTTCAACCTCGTACTGGTGGAGTATAATGTCTAAGTCAAAGAACAAGGGCAGCAATAATTCTGCTAAAAAACCAAAGCAGAATCAAGGAAATGCTACCGCTAAAAAAGCGAAGAACGGCGGCAAGAAAAAATGATTGATATGATTGCTTTTATGATTGTTGGTTATGCCGAAATTGGTCCTGCCAGTTGTCAAATTGATTATCTTCGCTACAATGAAATACACTCGCTCGTAATCCCGTGCCAAGAGAATGGAACACGCCCGATAGGGAATGTTGGAATGCTCCCATCCATCAGATACTCAAAGCCATAGATAATCATACCCGTCTCTATATGAAGACGGGTGACTATTGGCATGAAGAGCAGGCGCAGATGCTTAGAAAATACGTTAAAGATTTAAAAGTTTGGATACATAAAGAAGAAGGATGGTGGAACGAATGAAATATATTGCAGCAAGAGAAGGATTTGGTGGAGAGTACATGTACTTTCAAGATAATATTAATGATTCTCCCAAGTGGACTGGGGATAAAAGTCAAGCAATGAGATTTGAATCGGCAGAAGATGCTGTAACAAAATCAGATAAGACAGGTGTATATGTAGATGCTATTATTGCTATAGGAGTAGAAGAATGAAATACTTATCACTTACGTTGTCAGTTATTAGTTTGAGTGTCAGTGCTGCTCTATGCTATGGTGCTTATGTAACCTATCAAAAAGCTCAAAAGATTCTGGAAAATCCAGAGCAGTTTGTAGGTGCTGTGGTAGAGAAGCAAGTCAATAAAGCATTTGAAAAACTACCTATTCCCAAACTAAATACAGGCAGTATTAAGTTTCCTTTCTAATGGCTGACAAAGACCCCTACGTTTATAGAATACGCTCAGTTCACAAGGTAGTAGATGGCGACACTATTGATGCTGATATTGACTTGGGTTTTGATATCTCCCTTACTAAGCGAATTCGTCTTGCTGGTATCGATACCCCAGAGAGTCGCACAACTGATCTCAAAGAGAAAGCATTGGGGTTGGAAGTCAAAGAATGGCTCAAGCACAGATTAGATGGTGCTAAAGATATTTTAATCAAGACAGAGTTGCCTGATAGCACAGAGAAGTATGGTCGCATCATCGGTCATCTGTATATCAATGGCGAAGCAACATCAATTAATAATCAAATGGTAAATGAAGGTTACGCATGGGAGTATGATGGTGGGACTAAGAAAAAAGATTTCGATCAACTTGCTGCAAAACGTAAAGCTAACTCTACTGGTAGTTAGAATTCTTGCTGTAGCATGGTCTGCTGGAATGTTAACAGCAGTAGATTCTGTTGGAGTTATAACTCAGGGTCAAGTTGAGTTGGAAGCTTCTCGACAGATTTATAGTAATATTTTGTGGGCAGCATTCTCTTCGCTGCTCACAGAGGTTGCTATTAAAAAGAAAGACGAGCAGACAACTTCTTCGCAATCTTCTTCGCAGGAGCAAACAGAGGCTTGAATCTTTTTTGACCTTCCTTTGTGAATGTCTCTCCCACTACATCGTCAATAATAATTTTGTTTTCTGTTTCGTAGAAAGCATTGGTCTCTACCTGTGCTCTAATATAATTCTCTACGTTATCTGTGGTATCAATTAACTTAGTGCCATCAGCAGAATACTCAAAGATGTCAACGTGCCCTGAATCTGTCATGACATAGTGAAGCACAGGTTTGACTTGCTTGAGTTTGATTTTAAATTTATTTTTCACTGCCTCACGTATGAGTGGCTCAGCGGCATTCTTTACCATGTTTAAGGCGATGCCAGAGACCATCGTAGTGGCAGTAGTCACAACTGCTACAGCGCCCGCAGTGGCGACCACAGAGGGGTCTGGGAGGTCGATATTCATCCCAGCGATCTGAATGGTTGGTTTGTCTGCTGGTATCTCTGCTTTTGTTACAGGTGGTGGTGCTGCTTGCACCAGTTGCTGAGGAATCTCAGGTGGTTTGCTATCTGGTAGTCCTCTATTTTTCTGCTGCTCTTCTGCTGCTTGCTTATCACGCTCTGCTTTTACAGCAGCATCAAACTCTTCCTGTGTTGGCACATTAATCACAGGATACTTGATTGATGGGTCTGGTGCTTCAAATACAGGCAGCGCAAGACCACGCACCACTGGCACCTCTACACTTTTAGTGACAGGTGGATTGATAGTTGGTATAACGCTTGGTCCGTTGATGCCTATATTCGATACGTTAATCGGTTTATTTCCGATTGTCGGTATTGAATTAGAATTAATTTGGTTTATTGGCATTGACTACTGCCTCAACCTTCGGATACTTTACAACAACATCAGCACAAATTTTATAGTATGGGCTATCAGGATGAAACATAATACCATTCTTGTATGCTTCACCGCACTTGAGTAATCTAACTAATTCAAAATCAAGAC